GACATAATTACATGGGATAAAAAAAATTCTGCTCCGCCAATGGCTGAAGGAGTTTTATCATCAAGATATGAATGGATTGTTTTATTTTCAAAAGATATGAATGCTTCAAGGAGAATTCCACTTTCTTCATGGCGTGGAAAATATTCAAGCGTTTATGAAGCTCCACCACAAAGAAAAAATGAATTTTCTTCAATTCATGGAGCAACATTTCCAGTACATTTACCTGAATATATGATTGGTGATCTGATGAATCGATCGAGAGGAGTTGTTGATTGTTTTATGGGAACAGGAACAACTCTAATTGCGGCAGAAAAATTGAATAAAGAATGCAGAGGAATTGAATTATCTCCTCAATATTGTGATGTCATAGTTAAAAGATGGCAAGACTTTACTGGAAAAAATGCGGTTCATTCAGAGACCGAAAAAACATTTAATGAGATGATGAATGAGCGCAGTAACAACAGTCCCGCTTGAAACAATATGCAAACTTCTTGATTTAACTCCTGCGCGAATCTCTCAACTTACTTCGCAAGGAGTTATTCCAAGACAGGAACGAGGTCGATATGAGGTCGTCCCAGTTGTTCGCGCATACATCAAATTTCTTCGTGAACGAGCAGTTCGCGGCGATGTTCATGGCGATGATTATTCAACTCATCGAACGCGGTTAACAAAAGCAAGAGCAGACATCACAGAAATGGAACGAGCGCAGATGGAGAATCGTCTAATTCCTTCATCGGATGTTGAATTGACTTGGAACTCGCTTGTTTCAAATGCTCGTAATCGGTTGATAGCAATTCCGACTAAAGTTGCTCCTATCGTTTATGCCTCTAAGAACTTGAACGAAATCCGTGATATAATAAAAGATGAAATTTATTCGGCATTGGATGAACTTGCAAATGCAGAAGTCAGAACCATCAATCCAATACTTGGCAACTCCGAAGTCACTGGAGACGAAGAGGAAGGTTCTGACGGTTTGGAAACCGCCTCCGAATCTCAAGATAAGTGATTGGGCTGATAAAAACAGACGGCTTTCGCCAGAGGCAAGTTCTGAACCCGGACAATGGCAAACATCAAGAGCAGAATATCAACGCGGGATCATGAACGCGATCTCCGATCCGACCGTTTCTGAAGTTGTGATTATGTCATCTGCTCAGATCGGTAAGACTGAGATGATAAATAATCTAGTCGGTTATCATATCGATCAAGACCCATCTCCTATCCTAGTTGTGCAACCTACTTTGCAAATGGCTGAAGCATGGTCAAAGGATCGTCTATCGCCAATGTTACGCGATACGCCATGCCTTCAAGGAAAGGTCGCTGATCCTAGATCAAGAGATTCTGGCAATACAACTTTGCATAAAGTTTTTTCTGGCGGTCATATTACTATGGCAGGAGCCAACTCAGCCGCTAACTTGGCATCGCGTCCTATTAGAATTGTCTTGTGCGACGAAGTCGATCGTTATCCTGTATCGGCAGGATCAGAAGGCGATCCGATATTGCTCGCAAAGAAACGATCAGTAACATTCTGGAACCGTAAATTTATTCTGGCTTCTACACCTACAATTAAAGGAGCATCGCGCATTGAGATTGCTTTCGAAGAGAGCGATCAAAGATATTATCATGTTCCTTGCGAAGATTGCGGTCATTATCAAACTTTGAAATGGTCGAACGTAAACTTTGAAAAGGATAAACCGGAAACGGCTGTCTATACTTGCGAAGAATGCGGTTCGCAGTGGGATGATGCAACTCGATTGCGGGTAATACGCAAAGGTGAATGGAAGGCCGAAAGAGAGTTTCGCGGCATCGCAGGATTTCACTTGAACGCTCTTTATTCTCCTTGGATGATGTTGGCGGATGGCGTTCGAGAATTTATCGAGGCACGAAAACAGCCAGCAACTCTACGCGTTTGGGTTAACACATTTCTTGGCGAGACATGGGAAGAGCAAGGCGAACGCATCGACGATATTGATCTAATCAATCGGAAAGAGGATTATTTGAATAATCTTCCTGATGGGATCGTCATTGTAACGGCTGGCGTGGACGTTCAAGATGATCGATTGGAATGCGAAATTGTAGGATGGGGAAGAAATGATGAATCATGGTCTTTGGACTATCGCACTTTTTACGGTGATCCTTCTGGCGGCCAAGTCTGGGCCGATCTTGATGCCGGCTTATCTCAGACATGGACAACCGAAAGTGGAAAGGAACTTCCTTTAAGAGCGGCTTGCGTGGACTCTGGCGGTCATCACACGATGGCGGTTTATAACTATGTTCGACCACGGGAAGGCCGAAGAATATTTGCAATCAAAGGTGTCGGCGGAGAAGCAAAGCCTCTGATCTCAAGACCATCACTGAATAACATCGGCAAGATCAAATTATTTCCGGTCGGTGTCGATACAGCCAAGGAAACACTTTATTCAAGATTCAAGATTACTCAGGCTGGAGCGGGTTATTGCCATTTTCCAGAGCATTATGACACTGAGTATTTCAGGCAATTAACGGCTGAACAGCAAGTCAAACGGTATCATAAAGGATTTTTAAGGCGAGAATGGCAGAAGATTCGGCCTCGAAATGAGGCTTTAGACTGTCGAGTTTATGCGATGGCGGCATTGGCAATCTTGAATTTGAACGTAAATTCGATTGCTGATAGGCAGGAAAAGGCTTCTGCTATTGTCGCTCCTCAAAATGAGTTACAAGTTGTGGAGCAAAATGCTGCGATCAGAAGGCCGATGCGACAGAAACCCCGAAGCGGTTTTGTCAATTCGTGGAGATAATGAATGGCAAACCTATTCAATGTTTCTGAATCACCAATGGAAACGCCGACCGAAATCGTGGTTGGCGACTATCTTTTGTGGCGCAGAAACTTTCCTGATTATTCGCCTTCGACATATACAGCGACTTATGTTGCCAAGATTGCGGCAAGCTCTAGCGAGATTCAAGTTTCCTCAACCGCATCCGATGGAAACTTCTTATTCACAGTAACAAGCGCGACTTCGGCTGATTTCACGGCTGGTGAATATCACTGGCAATTAGAAATGAGCGATGGCACAAACCGCATCGTCATCGAGCGCGGGATGTGGACGGTTATTCCTGATCTCGATATTGGCTCGGCTGATCCGCGTTCTCATGCCGAAATCATGGTCGCAAAGATTGAATCGATCCTGCAAGGTCGAGCAGATCAAGACGTTGCAAGCTATTCGATCAACGGTCGCTCTCTTACCCGCATGGGAGTTACCGATCTGACCGAATGGCGCGATTATTACATGGCTGAAATCGTTAAACAGAAGCGGGAATATCGTAAGAAACTTGGTCAGGCTACAGGCCAGACGATCCGCGTGAGGTTCTGATATGGGTCTTTTTGACTTTTTTCGTGAAAAAAGAGCGGTTCAGACCAAGAAATTTCCTCGCAGATCATATACTGCGGCGGCAACTGGTCGGCTTTTTGCCGATTTTGTGGCGAATACTTTGTCGGCTGACAGTGAAATCCGTCCTGCTCTTCGTAGGGTTCGTGACAGGTGCCGCGATGTTGCTCGCAATAACGACTACGCTAAACGTTATTTGCAGATGATTGAAACGAATGTTGTCGGTGATCAAGGCGTTCGGATTCAGGTTCGCGCCAGAAATTCAGATCAATCGCTCGATACGGTTGGAAATGCCATCATCGAACGCCAATGGGACTATTGGGGTCGGCGCGGTGTTCCGACTATGGATGGCAAAATGTCATGGCTCGATTGCCAGCGGATGTTCATTTCGAACGTAGCGCGGGATGGCGAGTGCATCGTTCGCATGGTCGAGACGCGCGATAATCCATTCGGGTTTGCAATTCAATTTATTGAAAGCGACTATCTCGACGAAGAATATAATATGGCTATCGGTCCAAACGGCAATCAAATCCGCATGGGCGTTGAGATCGATAATTTTGGAAAGCCTCTTGCTTATTGGCTTTTGGCGGCACATCCGGGTGATCAACAATTCTCAAAATCATCGACAGTGAAGAGAATTCGCGTTCCTGCGGATGAAATTCTTCATATTTTCCTGTCAGATCGATCGGGTCAGACGCGCGGTTTTCCGTGGATGGCAACTGCTTTGACTCGTCTTAAGATGCTCGACGGTTATGAGGAGGCGGAACTCGTCGCGGCTCGAACTGCCGCATCGAAGATGGGCTTTTTCACTTCGCCAGACGGTGACGGCTATTCTGGCGTTGATATGGAGGATTATAACGCTCCGATCATGGAAGCGAGTCCAGGAACATTTGAACAACTGCCAAAAGGCATGAGTTTCACGCCATTTGATCCTCAACATCCCGTATCGGCTTTTGCAGAATTTGAAAAAGCTGTCCTTCGCGGGATCGCTTCTGGCTTGGGCGTGTCTTATGTCAGCCTTGCAAACAATCTTGAAGGTGTTTCATATTCTTCAATTCGGCAAGGCACGATGGAAGATCGTGATCATTACCGGATGCTTCAACAATTCATGATTGAGCATTTCATTGATCCGATCTTTCGCAAATGGTTGACAATGGCGATGTCAACTAATCAGGTCACAATTCCGGTAACGAAATTTGATAAATTTGCGGATAATCTCATTTATCGCGCTCGCGGTTGGAATTGGGTTGATCCGCAGAAGGAAATCAACGCTCATATCATTGGCCTTCAGAACGGTATAACGACAATGCAGGACATTGCCTCGCATTATGGTCGAGATGTCGAGGAAGTCTTTGCTCAGATCGATGCAGAGCGTGAACTTGCAAAACAGTATGGCATCGAGACCGCTTTCCAGCCATTCGGTTCAAAACTTCCTGCAAATCCAAGCGTTCAAGGCGGCTCAGATGGCGCAGTATAAAGGCACTGAGATCGATCTGGTTCCTACCGATTCGATGGTATCGGAAGCGGAACGCGGCCTTGCTTGGCGGCAAGAATTCGGTCGCGGTGGGACTGAGGTCGGCATTGCCAGAGCGCGGGACATTAAAAATAAGGTTGATTTATCGCCAGATACAATTCGACGTATGACCTCGTTCTTTGCGCGACATGAAGTGGATAAACAGGCTCAAGGATTTAGACAGGGCGAGGATGGTTATCCTTCCAACGGTCGGATTGCTTGGGCTTTATGGGGTGGCGATGCTGGAATGGCATGGGCCAATCGAAAGGCGGATCAAATGGATAGAATCGATCAGGAATCCCGTTCTTATGAGGATATGCGTCCTTATCCTAATGAACACGCGGCTCGGCTGACCGATCCAGCGCAGTATGATTCATTTGCCAGAAAAAATAACGATTTTGGCGATGGCATAGATGCGATATATGGTGTGAAGGCTGGAACGACTGAACTTCAGGCAATCCGGTTCAAGGCTGATAAGTTTTCTGCGGCTGAAGCTAGAAAGTGGCTTGCGGATCACGATTTCAAACCGATCGAATTTGAAGAGGCAACGGGTATGAAAAAAGAAGATGCTAAGATCGAAAAGAGGCATATTCTCAACGTTGCTGAGAATGACGAAACCTATGTGATTACCTTCGCCAAGGAAAAGATGGGCGAAGATGAACCCGCAGATATGGAAGAGGATCAGCCTGAAACGCTCCTCGATGTCGCTCAGCCAGTGCAATTAAATCCTTTGGAAGCATCTCCAGCAATGGCAATGCCTTTGCCTGTAAATAGTGTGGAAGATCGCGCTGATGATGCACTCCAACATCGTGCGTATTCGATG